TGGCCGTACCAAGGCACCGGCTTTGAGTGGGCCAAGTTCGTCAAGGTCAGGATCTGAGCCATGGCAGCGCGTACCCGCAAGGTTCTCCACGACGAGAGAACCAAAGAGAAAATCCAAACCAGTCAGCTTATCAATCGCTTGCAAAATCATGCGCTTGGTTTGGTCGAAATGACCCCAACGCAGGTTAGGGCGGCTGAAATCCTTCTCAAGAAGACAACGCCGGATCTTTCGTCGGCTGAAAACAAGACCGAGGTGGTCCATCGCTATGTGGCGCGCTTGCCGGGCAAGGCCGCCACGACTGACCAATGGCAGCAGCAGCACGCGCCGACGATCCAATAGTTGTTTGGCAGGCCCAGGAGGGGCCGCAGACCGCTCTGATATCGTGCCCTGTGTTCGAGGTGTTCTTTGGTGGGGCTCGCGGCGGGGGCAAGACTGACGGCGTTCTGGGCGACTTCCTGGAGCATGCTGACGCCTACGGGGCGAATGCTATCGGCCTGATGATCCGCCGGCAGCGGACAGAGCTGATCGAGACGATAGAGCGGTCCAAGGCGATCTACACGCCATTGGGCTGGACGTTCCACGAGCAGGAGAAAATGTGGCGGGCCCCGGATGGAGCTCGGTTGCGGTTCGCTTATCTCGAGCGGGATGCGGACGCTGAGGCCTATCAGGGCCACAGCTATACGAGGGTTTACGTTGAGGAGATCGGCAACTTCCCCAGCGCCAAGCCGATCCTCAAGCTCATGGCGACATTGCGAAGCGGTGCTGGCGTTCCTGTGGGATTCAGGGCTACCGGCAATCCTGGTGGTCCAGGACATCAATGGGTTAAAGCTCGGTACATTGATCCAGCTCCACTCGGATTTCGGGTCATCACGGATGCAGTGAGCGGGCTGGAGCGGGTTTATATCCCGAGCCGGGTGGCCGACAACAAGTTTTTGGGCGAGAGCTATGTGCAGCAGCTCAAGGCGTCGGGTTCTGAGCAGCTTGTCAGGGCCTGGCTGGAAGGCGATTGGTCGGTCATTGACGGCGCGTTCTTCGATGTATGGGATACGGGCAAGCATGTCATCCGACCTTTCGAAATTCCTGCCCAGTGGTTGCGTTTTCGATCCGCGGACTGGGGAAGTGCGCGTCCCTTCAGTGTCGGATGGTGGGCCGTGGTCGAAGATGACTACCAACCAGCGGACGCTGTTTCTCCTCTACCGCGCGGCAGCCTCGTCAGGTACCGCGAATGGTACGGGCGCAAGGGGCCAAACGAGGGCCTGAAGCTGACCGCTGAAGAGGTCGCCCAAGGCATCCTCTCCAAGGAACAGCCCGGCGAAAAGATCGCCTATAGCGTTCTAGACCCCGCTGCCTTCGCTGTTGACGGCGGCCCATCGATTGCCGAGCGGATGGCTAAAGAGGGCGTTCAATTCCGCAGAGCCGATAACAAGCGCGTTGCACAACTCGGGGCCTTGGGCGGCTGGGACCAGATGCGGGCGCGAATGAAGGGCGAAGAAGGCCGCCCGATGATCTACACGTTCTCGACGTGTGCGGACTCGATCCGGACCATTCCGGTTCTGCAGCACGATCCGGACAAACCTGAAGACCTTGATACCGACGGCGAGGACCACGCGGCGGACGAGTGGCGCTATGCCTGTATGTCGCGACCCTATCAGCCGATGAAGGCCACCGAGAAGAAGCCCGACCAATTGATCTACGAGGTCAAGCCTGACGGGCGGGTAATGGCGAATATGTCCGTGATGGAGCTGGTGCAAGCCAAGATGCGAAAGAAGAGATTGGACTAATGGGAACGTTTACAATCATCGAATATGCCGGGCACGGCGTCCAGGGTGGAACACCCATCCAGGTTGCCTACGAGCCGGCCATTACTGAGCAATCTGCCATCACCACGTCTGCGTCATCTCAGCAGTCGGCGGCGCTCAACGCATCAACAAGCGTTGTTCTGGTGCAGACCACGAGCACTGTGCGTTTCAAGGTTGGCACGAACCCCACCGCGAGCGCCACCACGTCGCGACGCCTGGCTGCTGACCAAGAGGTGTATTTCTACGTGACGCGCGGATCGAACCTCAAGATCGCAGTGATTGACGCCACCTAATGGACAACCAGAACACCGCGACCTATGAGAGCAAGTCGGAAGCGGTAAAGGACCAGAGGGATTTCGTTAAGCTCTGGCTGGACCAGATCGAGCGCTCCGGGTCTGACGAGAAGCAATGGCGGGAAGACGCGGAGAAGGCTGAGCAGGTCTACCAGTCCAAGGACGGCTCTCGTAATCGCGAATTCAACATCTTCCACGCCAACATCGAGACCATTGTTCCTGCGCTCTACAATTCAACGCCGATCCCGGATGTAAGGCGGCGGTTTGCGGACAAGGACCCGATAGGGAAAGTTGTCTCCGACATCATCGAGCGCTCGCTGAGCTTTGCCGTCGATACCTACGACTTTGATGGCACGATGCATTGCGTCATCAAGGACTCCGAGATTGCCGATCGCGGCGTCGCTCGTGTTCGCTTCAAGCCTTATTTCGCGGGCGAGGGCGAGACGGAAACAATGTCATATGCCGAGGTCGTGTGCGAGCACGTTCCTTGGCGAGACTACAGGCGTGGGCCTGGCAGGTTCCGGGAGGAAGTGCCGTGGGAAGCGTTCCGCCACTACCTTTCCAAGGACGAAATTGCCAAGCTTATCGAAGGCTCAGGCATCAACATCGAAGATATTCCGCTGAACTATTCCTCCGATGGTTCAACGGACCGCAAGGAGAAAGACCCGAAGGCCGACGTTTTTAAGCGCGGCATGGTCTGGGAAATCTGGGACAAGGACAGCAAGAAAGTCCTGTTCATCTGCCAAGATTACCATGATGCGGTCCTGAAGGCCGAGGACGACCCGCTTCAGCTAAGCAAGTTCTTTTGCACGCCGAAGCCACTGCAGGCGATCGAGCAGACGGCCAGTCTCGTTCCTGTCACCCCTCTGCGGATCTATGAATCGCTGGTGGACGAACTGAACGTTGTCTCCAGGCGCATTACCAAGCTGGTCAAGACACTGCGCCCACGTGGCCTGTACGGCGGCAATGTACTGGACATCAAGGCCGCGGCAGAGGCCGAAGACGGCGAGCTGGTTCCGGCCACCGATGTCATGGCATTCATGCAGGCTGGCGGGCTCGAGAAGGTCATTGCCTGGTATCCGCTTGATCCCACCACGAAGGCCATCCAGACGCTGTACGAGCAGCGCGAGGTCATCAAGCAGACCATCTACGAGGTCACTGGCATTGCCGACATTCTCCGCGGTGCGACTGATCCGGGTGAGACCTTGGGCGCCCAGCAGCTTAAGGCGCAGTGGGGTTCGTTGCGTATTCAGCGCCGGCAGAGTGAGGTTGCCCGGTTTGCTCGAGAGCTATTCGAGATCAAGGCTGAGATTATCGCGTCCAAGTTTGGCTGGCCATTGCTTGCCAGAATGACCGGCATTGATCTGCCGACCCAGCAGCAGAAGCAGGCCGTTCAAGCCCTTATGGCCCAGGTCCAGCAGGCTCAGCAGGTGGGGCAGCAGATCCCGCCCCAGATCGCCCAGCAGGCGGAGCAGGCGCAGGAAATTCTGAGCCAGCCGAGCCAGGAAGAAGTCATGCAGCTTCTTCAGGACGATATTTCGCGCAATTACCGGATCGACATCGAGAGCGATTCAACGATCCGCAATGATCTGACGCGCAACCAGCAGACCATGAACCTGTTCCTGCAGGGTACGGCGCAATTCGGCCAGGCAATGGGGCCGATCATCATGGCGGATGCCTCGATGAAGCCGGTTGTGATGGAGATTTACGGCGCATTTGCCCGGCAGTTCAAGCTTGGGCGGCAGGCTGAAGACGCGATCGAGGCCGCGACCGAGCAGGCGCAGAAGTCGGCTAACGAGCCGCCGCCGCCCTCGCCAGAGCAGCAGAAGATGGAGGCCGAGAAGCAAAAGCAAGCGGCTGACATGCAGATGGCGCAAGAAAAGCACAAAATGGAGATCGAGAAGATGCAACTCGGCCTCCAGATTGAGAAGGAAAAGCTCCAGCTCAAGCGCGAGGAGATGGAGATGAAGCGTCAGGAAATGGCGCTGGAGATGCAGGCGCATCAGCAGAAGATGCAGATTGACGCTGAGATGCAGCAGCAGAAGGCGGCCGTTCAGGCCCAGGCGCTGGAGCACAAAGCCGTGCTGGACGAACGCACCGCTGCTTTGCAGGCTGAGGGCATGGAACACAAGCACCAGCTCGGCATGGAAGCGGCCGAGCACAAGGCCAGGATGGCGAAGCAGGCCAAACCGAAAAACGGAGCTCGCGCTTGACCCGCTACGTCTTCCGCGGCGGCCAGTTCGTTGACCCCTCGACCAACGAGCCGATGCCGCTCCCCGAGCGTAACGAAGTCGTCATGCCGATGGTTCGATCCGATATCGAGCCTTACAAATCTCCGATTGATGGCCGGATGATCACCAGCCGATCTGAGCGGAGAGAGGACCTGGCCCGCAATGGCTGCGTCCCCTATGAGCCGATTGGCAACAAGCCCAAGGGCATCAGCAATCCGAAATATGCCGCGAAGTACGGCATGACGCATCTTCTCACGGAAGAGGCGCGCGAAAAGCACAAGATTCGTATCAGGAAATAAGGACCATTCATGGAACTCGCCACTGACGCTGGCTCACCGCCGGCGAGTGAAAGCATTGTCGCCACTGAAGCTCCAATCACTGAGACCCCCGAGAAGGTTGAGCCGTCGCTAGACGACAGCCTTCTGGGCATATGGAATAAGCGCAACCCCGAACGCGAAAGCAACGGGCGGTTTGCGACAAAGAACCCGACCGAGCAGGCAGCAGAGGCGCCGCCGGTCACAGAGAATGCAGTCCAGACCGCTGAGACGGTAGTCGAACAGGCAAAGCCTACTATCGACGCACCGCTCTCTTGGACTGCCGAGCAGAAAGCCAAGTGGGCTTCCTTACCACCCGACACGCAGGCGTATATCGCCCAGCGGGATAAGGAGCAGCACGACGCGATCACTCGGGCGGGGCAGCAGGTTAAGGCTTTCGAGCCCATCGGCAAAGTCATCGAACAGTTTTCGCACGTCTTCCAGAAGAACGGATTGCAACCGCATGACGGCATCGCCCGCATGCTGGCCGTTAATGAGATGCTGGAAGCCAACCCGGAATCTGCCATCCGTGAAATTGCGAGGGTCTACGGGGTCAATCTGCAGGGTGAGACAGCGCAGGATGCCGAACCAGCCAACCGTGAAGTCGCTGAGCTGAAGGCCGAGCTTGCACGAGTCAAATCCCACCTCACAGCGCAAGATCGCCAGCGGGAAGCCGCTGCGAACGAAACGCTGGCTCGCGAGATCGCTGATTTCGCAAAGGACAAACCGCACTTCGAAGCCGTCCGCAAGGTAATGGCTGGCCTGATGCAGTCAGGCGCTGCCGAAACCATGCAGGAGGCATACGACCGGGCCGTCTACGCCGATCCAACCATCCGACAGGCTATCCTTGCCGAAGAGGCAACGAAAGCAGAGGCGAAGCGGAAGGAAGAAGAGGCCAAGCGTGTCCAGGCCGCAAAGAAGGCCGCGGGCGTCAACGTCAAATCATCGCCGGCAACATCCAACGGACCCCGGACGATCGATGACGATTTGCGCGAGATCGCACGTAAACACTACGGCACACATTAAGGACTAAACAGAAATGGCTTCTCCGAACAGCACGTTCACCGAAATGGTGACGACGACGCTGCGGAATCATGCCCGTAAGTTGGTGGACAACGTCACCGACCACAACGGTTTGCTCCGCAAGCTCAAGGACAACGGCAACATCGTCACCAAGTCCGGTGGCTATGAAATCGTGTTCCCCCTCGAATATGCCGAGAACGGCACCTATCAGCGTTACTCTGGTTTCGACCAGCTCGACGTTGCCGCCTCCGACGTGTTCACCGCCGCGAAATACGACTGGGCCCAGGTAGCGATCCACGTCACTGCCTCCGGTCGTGAAATTCGCATGAACAACGGCCCCGAGCAGATGATCGATCTGGTCAAGGCCCGCGTCAAGAACGCGATGAACACTGCGGCGAATAACTTCTCGATCGACCTCTACGGCTCCGGCGCCCTGACCAACCAGATCGGTGGTCTCGGTTTGATCGTGACCTCGGACGGCACCGGCACGGTGGGCGGGATCAACTCCTCGACCTATCCGTTCTGGGCCAATCAGTTCTTCGAGAACACCGGCACCGGCCTTGCGACCACGACCATCGGCTCCAGTCTGAACACGCTGTGGCTCCGCTGCGTTCGCGGTAACGACAAGCCGGACCTGATCGTCATGTCCAACGATATGTACGCGGTTTATGAAGCCTCGCTTCAGTCCAACCAGCGCTACATGAAGTCGGACAAGGCGTCGCTGGGCTTCTCGGAGCTCCAGTACAAGACGGCGGATGTCATCCACGACACCAACTCCAACTTCAGCACCACTGCCGAGGTCGGATACTTCCTCAACACCAAGTACCTCTATGTCGTCCAGCACTCGGAAGCGCAGTGGACCCAGGACGACGACAAGGTGCCGGTGAACCAGGACGCCGTCGTGATTCCGATCTACTGGATGGGCAACATGGTCTGCACGAACCGTTCGCTGCAGGGCAAGCTCATCGACGTGTCGTAAGGAGGCGCGAATAATGGCTTACATCATCACTGACGGCGTGGCCGGCGCGCAGCCGATCGCCAACGCCGAGACCACCCAGAACCATCCGCTCGGCAAGATCGTCCGGGCGAAAGACCCGACCTATGGCGAGGGTGAGTTCATCTACCTGAAGGGCGTCTCCTCGACCATCGTCGGTTCCTGGGTGACGTACAACATGGACGACGGCACCACCACGCTTCTGGTCGGCAACGCGATCGGCCCGGTTGCCGTGGCAATGTCCGCGTGTGACGCCAGCACGAAATACGGCTGGTATCAGATCCAGGGCAAGGCCATCGGGTACGCTGCGGACGTTGCTGACAATGGCAAGGTCTACATCGACACCGTGGCTGGCCGCTGCGATGACGCGGTTGTGGCGGGTGATAAGGTCCACAATGCGAAGTGGGCATCGGCCGAGGACACGGCGACCAATCTGGCGGAAGTCGAGATTGCGCGCCCGTTCTGCACGGACGAATCGACCTGATGCGAAAGGTCGCGATCATTGGCAAGGCCGGCACGTCTGGCCTTGCTCCGTGGCGCGATATGGAGTGGGAAATCTGGGGGATGCCCTGGATTTCCTGCCCGCGCGTAACACGGCTGTTCGATGTTCATACCGAAGAGCGTTGGTCCGAGAGCAAGGTTCTTAAGGACGCCGATTGGATCGAGATGTATCGGAGGGAGTATCCCGACATCCCGGTTTATTGCGACAAGTCGCGCTTCCATGTGTTCAATAAGCCAGTTGAATTGCCGGTTGACGAAATCACGGCATTTCTGCCGTTTGCCTACCTTGAAAACACCATCGCCTATCAACTAGCGATGGCGATCATGGAGGGCGTTGACGAGATCGGGTTGTGGGGCATCCACATGATGGGCTCCGGAGAATACGTCGAGGAGCGCCCGTCCGTCACTTATCTGATTGGTTTGGCGCAGGGCCGTGGGATCAAGGTTACGATCGCTCCGGGCTCGCCCTTGTTCATGTCCGTCAATATTGCCGGGCGCTACGGCTTGCCGGGCGGCAAGCGTTTTTAACTGGAGAACTCCTGAATGTCGGAAAAACTCCCGATCCTGATCCATCGCTTTTATACCGTCTACGAAGACGACCCGAAGAAGCCAGGCCAAACCAGAGCTCGAGACATGGTGGAATTTGGCCCCATCGGCTCGGCCGGCCGCACGCATTGCGTGGAACGGATCGATATTCTTAGCAGTGTCCACAAGAACCCCGGTGCCAATCCTGGAATGCAGGCCGCAAAGGCGCTCTGGGAGTTCATCCGCCCTCGCTATGAGGCATGGAAGAACAATCAGGATCTTCCAGAGACCGGCACGCCATTGGCGGCATGGAACCACCTGACCCAGCAGCAAGCGGAAATCCTCAGGGTCAATGGTGTCAGGAGCGTCGAAGATTGCGCCGTGCTCACGGATACGCACATTCAGCGCATTCCGATCCCGAACATGCGCTCGATTATCGAGGCGGCCAAGAAGTTCCTCGATAGCAAGGATGTCAACAAATACTCGGCTGAATTGGCTTCGCGCGATGAGACGATTGCGGCCCTCACGGCCCGGATCGACCAGCTTACTGACATGATTGCGAACCAGGACGAACCGAAGCGCCGCAGCCGTCCCCCGAAGGCTGAAGCTGCATGACACTTCTCTCCATCGTCCAGAACGCGTCTGACCGGCTTGGTCTGACGCGACCAAGCGCTGTTGTAGCCTCTACGGACGTACAGGTCTTGCAGTTGCTTGGTCTGGCTCAGGAGGAGGGAAAGGATCTGGCGAAGCGCCACACCTGGCAGGCGCTGCAGACCGAGCACACGTTCTCAACCTCCAACGGCACGGCTTCCTATGCCCTGCCGAGCGGGTTTGATGCGATCATCAAGGACACGGTGTTCAACCGGACACGTCGGCGTAGGATGTATGGCGATTTGACCCCGGAGCAGTGGCAGGAGACGCAATCCAGCCTTGTGACAATGGTTAACCCGGCGTTCCGCATTCGCGGGGGGCTGTTCTACATCTCCCCGACGCCGACCTCGACCGAAACGGTTGCCTATGAGTATTTGAGCAAGAACTGGTGCCAGTCGGCCGGCGGAACGGGGCAATCGGCTTGGGCCGCGGATCTTGATACGGGCGTTCTGGACGAAGAGCTGATGACGCTCGGGCTGAAGTGGCGCTGGAAGAAATCCAAGGGCCTCGACTATGCCGAGGACTTCACCAGTTATGAAATCCGGGTCGCCAAAGCCATCATGGATGACGGGGCGAGAATGCGGATTTACACCGACAATTCCGAGCGTGACCGCGTTCCGCATCCGCCGCAAACGCCTGAGACATTGATCTTCTCCTGATGCTGCGTAAACCCGCTCGCTCCAATCCTGCTCGGCAGCAAGTCTCGCGAGGCAAGAGCCTTCCTGCGCCGGTTGGCGGGTGGGATGCCGTCTCGCCGATTGCTGATATGCCGGAAGACCGCGCGGTGGTGCTGGAGAACTGGTTCCCCAGCACGACGGATGTTCGAGTGCGCCGCGGCTTCCAAGTCCACGCAAGCGGGATGGGCTCGGGCGTTGTCGATACGCTGATGGTCTATAATGGGTTGACCGTTGCGGCGTCTAAAATGTTCGCTGTGACCGGTAGCTCGATCTGGGACGTTAGCGCGTCTGGTAATGCTACGGTCACGACGGAAACCGGGTTGGCGAACAACCGTTGGCAATACGTCAATTTCACCACGTCGGGCGGTAAGTTTTTGTGGGCCTGCAACGGGGCTGACGCGCCCCGGCACTATAACGGATCAGTGTGGGCTCAGCCTGCCATTACCGGAATTACGGCTTCTGATATCATCAATGTCAATGGCCACAAGAACCGGCTGTGGTTTGTTCTGAAGGATTCGACCAAGGCAGCTTACCTTGCAACGGGGGCGGTTGCCGGCGCCGCCACGACATTTGAGCTCGGTGGGTTGTTTACTCAGGGCGGCTACCTAGTAGCGATGGCGACGTGGACGCGGGATGGAGGCGCGGGCGCGGATGATCTCGCGGTGTTCGTTTCTTCCCGAGGCCAAGCAGTTGTTTATGCCGGGACCGACCCAGCCAGCGCCAGTACGTGGGAGCTGATCGGCGTCTATGACGTTGGCCCGCCGATCGGCTATCGGTGCTTTAACAAGGTCGGCGCCGAGCTAATGCTTTTGAACCTGGATGGCGTGCTGCCGCTCTCCAAGGGCCTATCGCTTGATCGGGCAGCGCAAAGCCAAGTCACGATTACGCTCAACATCAACAGCGCCATGAATGACGCGGCGCGCTCCTACAAGGGAAATTTCGGCTGGGAATTGACGCCCTATGCCAAGGGCACAATGGCAATCCTGAACGTTCCAATCCAGGAGGGGCAGGTCCAGCAGCAATACGTGATGAACACAATCACTGGCGCCTGGTGCAAGTTCACGGAGCAAAACGCCAACACTTGGGCGGTCTACAAAGACAACCTTTATTTTGGAGGCAATAACGGGTTTGTGTATCAAGCCGATACGACCGGTCTTGATCTGGATACTCCGATCGATGCTGTAGGGCAGGGGGCGTATAACTACTATGAAATGCGCGGCCGGCTGAAGCAATGGAAGCTGCTTCAGCCGTTGATCACAACGGATTCGGATGCGCGGCCCGCTCTCGGCATCTCGACGGATTTTCGGGATAACGCTTCGCTCGGCACGCCAACATCTTCGCAGATACCATCAGCGCTGTACGACGCGGCGGTCTATGACACCGATGTCTATGCCGTGGAGGGCCGTACGGTTGCGGACTGGACCAGCATTGCTGGTGTCGGTCAATGCGCCGCCATTCATTTCAGGGCGAGAACAGGCCGGGAGGGTCTTGCGGTTTGGGGCGCAGCCCTGTGGGGGCAGGATGAATGGTCGGCGTCAGTCAGCGGCGATGTGGTGATGCGCTTGAACGGCTTCAATGTGGTCTTTGAGCCAGGTGGGTTCCTGTAGTGCGCCTGGTCGAAAGCGATGCGATTGTCGCCTTCATCGAGCAAAAGCTGCAAGTCAAGATCGCGCCGCCCTGCACCGCGTTTGGGTTCGTGTCCGATGACAATAGGCCGTTGGCGGCCTTCGTGTTCAACGACTTCAACCAGGCCAACATGGAAATGACGGTGGTTGCCGAGCCTGGCGGGATCACGCGGCCGGTGCTCAAGTATGTGGCCAACTACGTCTTCAACAAGAGCCAATGCCGCCGCCTGACGGTGCGAACGAAGAAGCGCAACAAGCGTGTTCTCAAACTCGCGCCCCGTTATGGCTTCAAATACGAATGCATCGTGAAACATTTCTTCCCGGATGATGATGCCGTGGTGTTTCGGATGCTACGAGACGAGTGCCGCTGGATATGAAAGCACCTGCCCCGCCTCCTGCGCCAGATCCGGTCAAAACGGCTGAAGCGCAAGCCGCCTCCAACGTAAAGACCTCGACCACTCAACAGCAGTTGAACATGGTCGATCAGACCAACCCCTATGGGTCGCAGACCTATACTCAGACGGGGACGTGGGCGGACGGCACGCCAAAATTCTCTATGACCACGACCTTTTCGCCGCAGGAGCAGGCGAAGCAGGAGCAGCAGTGGGAATTTGACAAGCTCACCAATCAGCTTGGCATCAACCAGACCAAAAAGCTGACCGGCATTCTCGACACGCCCTTCAAGATCGACAACGAGGCGACGGAAAGCCGGCTGATGGAGTTGGGTCGCAAGCGGCTTGACCCGGTTTTGCAAGAGCGATCGGCAGCGCTGGAGGCAAAGCTATATAACCAGGGCGTACAGCCGGGCACGGAAGCCTGGGATCGCGCCATGCGGGCGAATTCTCAGGCTGAGAATGACGCCTATAATTCTCTGCTGTTGGGTGGGCGGTCGCAGGCCGCGACGGAATTGATGGCCGAGCGCAATCAGCCGATCAACGAGATCACTGCCCTCATGTCCGGCGGTCAGGTCAATCAGCCGACGTTCGGCTCCACGCCGCAGACATCGGTGGCAAATACCGACGTGGCGGGAATTACCCAGCAGGCTTACGAAAACAGCCTGATTCCGTGGAAGCAGAAGAATGCCGAGAATGCCGCACTGATGGGCGGGCTATTCAGCCTCGGCGGTGCTGCGCTCGGCGGCTGGGGTCAGGGCGGCTTTAAAAAGCCGGGTGGGTGGTAGAACATGGCACTCATTGAAACAATCCCGGTTAAGGAAGACTACCGCCGCAAGATCGCGCAGCAGCTTATGCGCGAGGGTATGTCATCTGAGCCTATCCTGCATTGGGCGCAGGGCCTTGGTCGTCTGGGCCAGGCCGCGCTCGGCGGCTATCAGATGTATCTCGCTGACCAGAAGGACAAGGAGACCGAGGAGGGCAACAATGCGGCACTGATCGCGGCGCTGGGTGGTGGTGCCCCCGCCGCCGCTCCGTCTGCGCAGCCACAGAGGCCCGCTGTAACGCCATCCGCGCCTGTAACGTCGGTGACACCCAGCGCAGGAGCCGTCCCCGCCGCACTCACTGGCGAGCGTCCTGGCGGCCCTGTGATGCCTTCTGCGAAGGTGTGGGGCGACAAGGAAGCGGAAGCGGCCGGCCTGTATGAGAAACCGGCACAGCCCAAGATCGCAGCCAATGGTCCGGTTGCTCTGCCACCCGCGGCGGCTGCACCGACCCCGGCGCCCGCTGCTCCTGTCGTGCCGACTCCGACCGACACGCAGATGGCAGACGCCAAGGCGCGGCTCGTCCAGATGCTTCAGAGCGATAATCCGCAGATGCGCAAGATGGGCCAGAACTTGGCGCAAGCTCTGATTTTGCAGCAGGCGAAGCCGAACGAATATGATTTCAAGGTTGTCGGCGAAAATCTCGTTAAAACCGACAACAAGGGCAATGCGAGTGTTGTGCCGGGAATGTCGGCCAGCAAGCCGACATGGGGCGTGATCGGCAAGGATGACTTCGGCAAGGAGCAATACGGCTGGATTGATCCGAGCAGCAAAACGACCACTCCAGGCAGTCCGCAGGCTGGCCAGCCCGTTATTACCGGTCCTGACGGTAAACCCATCCCGATCGCGCCCGGTATTGATCCGAAAGTGGTGCGCGAAGCGGCTTCCAAGCGGGCGGCATCTGAAGCCCTCCCGGCGTCTTCCGAAGAGACATCCAAACTCCGCAATGAAATCCAAGGACTGCCGAGCTACAAGAACGTAGCCCAAGCAGCCCCGGTTTATAAATCCATGCTGGAGGCCGCGGGTCGAGACACCCGCGCTGCTGACGTGAATATGATCTACGGCATGGCCAAGATCATGGACCCCGGCTCGGTTGTTCGCGAAAGCGAAATGAGCGTGGCGCAGGCTATCGCAACCCTGCCGCAGCAGCTTCAGGCGGCCATCAAGAGCCAGATGACGGAGAGCGGGCGCCTGACACCTGAACTTCGGATGGCGATCATGCAGGAGGCCCGCAGCCGCATCACTGCCTATCAAGGCATGTTCGATCAGGATGCCACGATGTACCGCGGTATTGCTCAGCGTAATCGTATGAATGAGGCGGACGTGTTGCCGAGTTTTGGACCGTTTGACGAGTTCAGGCCGTCGGCTTCCGGAAAGCCGGTTGTCATCGACGGCTACACCATCAAGGCGAAGTGATGCCGGTTTTCGAGATCACCGCACCGGACGGCAAGGCCTACGAGATCGAAGGCCCCGACGCGCAAGGTGCGCTCGCGGCGCTTCAGAAGCATCTCGGGGCCTCCGCGCCCGCCCAGCAGCCGGCACCAGCCGCTGCCGCTCCAGCGCAAGCCTATGACGCCATGGGCGTGCCCACGGGTGCCGAGCCAGCCGCCCCGGTGCAGGCTTCGATGTCCTATGGCGACCAGATGTCCCGTATCGGCGGCGTGCTCGACAAGGGCGTACGCATGGCCGCCAACGGCATGACGTTCGGCCTGGCCGACAGGTTCGCCGGCGGTATGGACGCGCTGACAGGCCGGGCGCCGTCCTATGATGCTGGCGTGCGGGCCCAGCGCGCCGAGACCGAGGCGGTCAGGGCAGCCAACCCCGGCGCCGCCGCCGTCGCTGAGGCCGCGGGCGGGCTTGCCAGCGGCGCGGGGCTGGTCAAGAGCGGCGTAACCTTGGCCGGCCGCGTTGGGAGCGGCCTGCTTCCCCGCGTGCTTGGCTACGGCGCGGAGGGCGCGGCCTATGGCGGCGTGCACGGGGCCGGGGGCACCTATTCCGACCGGATCGGCGACTACATCGAAAACGCCAAGAAAGGCGCTACCACTGGCGCACTGATTGGTGGGGCGCTTCCCGTGGCTGGCAGCACCGCTGGGGCGCTATACCGCAGCGGTGCTGCTTTCCTTGGGCCGCGTGTGGAAGGCGCCAGCCGGGGCGCCTCGGCGCTGCTGCGGGGCGCCGCGCAGGCGGACGAGGCCGGGCTGCGGGCACTGTCTGAGATGGGCCCGGATGCTATGCTGGTGGACGCCGGCCCAGCCATGCTCGGCCTCGGGCAGGGCGCCGGCACGGGCACGGGAACGGGCCGTACGGCGCTTGTGAACGCGCTGCGTGAGCGCGACGCGCGTACCGGGCAGCGGCTCGCTGAGGCGCTGGACACGAACCTGGGGCCAGCGCCGATCCCTTCGCGGGTCGAGGCCAACCTGAGCGGCTCGCGTGCGCTGGTCGGGCAGGAATATGAACAGGTCCTGGCGAACGCCAGGCCGGCTGACATGCGCCAGCTTGGCCAGCAATTGGACGCGATTGTGGAGGTCGAGCGGGGGCCGGCGCAGCGAGCCGCGCGGCAAGTCCGTGACATGCTTGGCGGTGCGTTGCACCAGAGCGAACCGGCTGTCCTGCTCAACACGAGGCAGGCGATCGACGGCATGATTGCCGGAGAGGTTGACCCGAATACGATCCGCGTTCTCACGCAGGCCCGCGCGGCTGTGGATGACGGGCTGGCCCAGGCCGTACCCGGCATCAAGGCCGTGGATGCTCAGATCGCCGAGCTTTCGCGGCAGTCAACTGCCTTGCAGCGCGGGTCTCAGGTGCTCGATACCGGAAAGACCGCCGTGCGGCCGGTGGAGCTCGTGGACGAAATCGCCCAGGGCGCCCTGCCGCAGGGCCAGATGATTGGTCCTTCTGCCGCTCCGGTTCGCCTGCGCGAAGGCACGCGCGCCGAGCTGGACCGCCTCGTTGGCACCAACATCAACGACCTGAACACGCTCGAGCGCAAGATCGGAACGCCACAGGACTGGAATAGCCAGAAGCTGAAGATGATCTTCGGCGAAGGGCCGGTTGCGAACGTCGCGAAAGCACTGATGGACAACCGCCGCTTTCGGCAGAGCTATCAGGACATCGTACAGAACTCGCAGACCGCGCAGCGCGTCGAGGCCGCGGCCTCCATGCGGGGCAGCGAGGGCGGCAACGTCCCGCATGACGTGACGCTGACCGGCGTCGGCCTCAGGGCTTTGAACGCGGTCGCAAAGGCGATCTCCGGCGCAAGCAACGCGCGGACAAAAGACGAGATTGGCAATATCCTTGCCCAGCAAGGCCCAGACGTGCAGCGCGTTGCCCGCGCTCTGCTGGAGTCCGCTCAGAGGACCGGAGAGAACGCCAGCGCGATCAGTCGGGTTCTGTCATCGCCATATTGGATTTCCGTAACCTCGCCTGCCGCCGGTCGTAAATCCACGCAATAAGGCAGAGGGCGGGAAAGCCGATGAGGAAGGCCAGATCGGTATCGCCGACGAAGGTCTCCCAGCGCTTGACGAGAAACGTGACGAACGCGCCGAGCGCGAGCATCGCCACGAATTGAATAAATCCGGTCATCCGACCAACAGCTTCCACATGAAAAGTCGTCCTTCGGGGCGGCTTTTTTCATTCTAAAGGGCTTTTGAATGTCTCGCAACGGCTCCGGCACCTACTCGGTGCCGAACACGTTTACTGCCGGAACGACGATCACGGCTTCGTCGCACAATCAGAATTGGTCCGACGTGGCATCCGAGATGACCAACTCGGTTGCGGCGGACGGACAAACCAGCATGACTGGGCCCCTCAAGGCATCCGCCGGCTCTGTCGGCGCGCCCTCGATGACTTTTGCGGCTGATCAGGATACGGGGCGGTACCGCAAGGCCAGCAACACCATTGCGGATGTTGTTGGTGGGGCTGAAGTCGTGGAAATTTCTTCGACTGGGATTGCCGTAACCGGGAATATCAGCGCGACAGATATTAACGCGACCGGAGCCATCAAGCAGGACGGCTTCTCCCTTCTGCCGCTTGGCATCGTTATGCCATACGCGGGCAGCGCCGCCCCGTCCGGTTATTTGCTCTGCTACGGACAGGCTGTCTCTCGCACGACCTATGCCGACCTCTTTGCCGTCATTGGGACCACCTATGGATCTGGCGACGGCTCAACGACGTTCAACGTCCCGGATTTGCGTGGTCGCGTTGCGGCGGGCAAGGACGATATGGGCGGGTCTGCCGCATCGAGGTTGACTGCTGTCGGCCTTGGCGTTGTTGGAACTACTCTTGGTAACGCTGGCTCTACCGAGTCCTACACTTTGGTGACGGGCAACCTGCCGCCATATACGCCGTCTGGTACCATCGCGCAGGCCAGCTTCACCTACACCGCGGCCAGCAATTACAATGTCACCGGCAGCAGTTTTGGTGTTGCCACGATAGCAGCATCCGGCCTCGGGACCACCGTAACACTCGCGGCGCAGTCGTTTACCGGCGCGGCTCAGGGCGGCACCAGCACAGCGTTTTCACGCTGTCAGCCCACCATCATCCTTAACTACATCATCTTCGCCGGAGCTTAAGATATGGCGCGCGATGGAAGCGGCACTTATACCCGCGTCTCCAACTCATTTTCGAATCCGACTGCCGGCACAGCGATCTCCCCGACGGACGCTGATGCTCTCTTCGATGATTTGGAAACTGAGATGACCGACAGCCTGTCCCGCTCCGGCAAGGGTGGGATGAGCGCCGATCTCGATATGAACAACAACGACATCAACGAGATCAAGACGGCGGTTTTCCAGGGCTCGACTTCCGGCAATACGACGGTTCAGGCGACCGCTATTGCTGGCACCACGACGCTCACTCTCCCGGCCGCGACCGATACCCTCGTTGGCAAGGCTACCACGGACACCCTCACCAACAAGACCATCGACACGGCCGGCACGAACACGATCAAGGTCAACGGCAACACGCTCTCGGCTTCGGCCGGGACCGCGACCGTTACGGTTCCCAATTCGACAGATACCCTTGTCGGACGTGCGACTACAGACACGCTGACCAACAAGACCATCAGCGGCTCGAACAACACGATCTCGGGCGTGGCGCTGGCGTCGCTGGCATCTCAGGCCGCGTATACGATCGTCGGCAACGCCACAGGGTCGAGTGCATCGCCGACCGCGGTAGACATCGCGGCGTTGACCACCAAGGCCAGCCCCGCTGCTGGTGACTACATCCTGATCTCCGATCAAGCGGCCTCTGGCGCCCTGAAGAAGGCGGCCGTCTCCTCGATCGCCTCCGCCGGCTCGGTCTCTTCGATCGCCGGCAATACCGGCGCGTTTACGCTGAGCGGACTGCTGACCAATTCAGTCAATGACCTCCGCGTGACCGCAGCGACGAAGGCGGAGCAGGAGACGGGTAGCTCGACGACCGTTGCCGTGACCCCTGGTCGTCAACACAACCACGACAGCGCAGCCAAGGCCTGGGCTATTTTCGCCGGCTCCACAGGGACCGTCCAGACCAGTTATGGCGTGACCGGCGTTTCAAGGTCAGGCGCCGGGCAATACGTCTTGACGTTCTCAACCGCGTTTGCGTCGGCCGTGAATTACATCTGCATCGGCTCAACTGAGCACAACGCGGCAAACACGTTCGTCAAGTTTGGTGCGGGGGCCGGAAAGACGACGACGACGATCACGATCTATGTCCTCAACACAGCCGGAACGCTTACCGATCCGGACTACGTGAACGTGACGTTCTTCGGCAGGCAGTAGTTCTACTTGGCTGGGCCGAACTCGATCAGTATCGGTCCCGGATTACCGTTAAGATTGTAGTTCGTGACCCGCGGGTATGGGGCCTCAGGTGAGGTCAAAATGTACAAGATCGTAATCACAACTACGGTCACAGTGAGAGATAGGCACGTCGCCCCCACAACAACAAAAGCTTCGGTGGCCTTATGTTTCGCTTCGTCCCAATCGACAGCCCGAAGGCGCCTCAAGGTTCGCCAGACCGTGCGCCTCGCCAGATCGACGCCGACTGCCGAGAGGAACAGCGAAGTTCGTATAAGCCACCAAGTTAAGACACCAACGACCGTCAGCAACTGGACGGTTGTTTGACTTCTCTCGTGATGCCCCACGTCAGCCCCAAAATATTTTCTATCCCAATAACGGCTTTCTAGCACCCACAACCAATCCGAGCAACCCACGGTAGCCGAAAGGACCTGCCAATGAGAGAACCTGCGTCTATCCGGTACAATAACCCCGGCGCCATGTGGGGCGGCTCAGCCCTCGCTAAGAAGTGGGGCGCCAACCAGACGGTTGGCCTTAACGACGGCATGGGGCAGGGCAACAACATCGCCGTTTTCCCGACGAAGGTTAAGGGCGCGGCGGCTCAGTTCGATCTCTGGCATTCCTCCAAGCGCTACAACAACAAGCCGCTCCAGACCGCTATCCACACTTGGTCGGGCGGCAATTGGGTGTCGTCCTACATCAAATTCCTCACTGACCGCTGCCCCGGCCTGACCGCCAACACGGTCATCGATGACGCCTTCCTGAGGTCCGAAAAGGGCCTCGCGATGATGAAGGCGCAGGCATGGCACGAGGCCGGCAAGCCGTACCCCATGACCGATGC